AATAGACGTCTGTAAAATCACATAGAAATACATTTTCTGAAGTTGAGATCTTACTGCAATACAAATAAAAGAATATAACTTTAAGAGTATACGGCGAAAGATTTAAATCTACATTGTATTTTTCAGTAATAGGATGAGCATTCACATAATTGACGTTGTTGTTTTTAAAATAATCAACAACATCGTCTTTTAAATTACAACCAATGACAGTTACTTTGCTACCTGTCTTTATAGCAGACTGTATAAAGACTTTTATACCTTTATTAAGGCTGTAATTTTGCCCGTATGTAATTATTTCGTTCATTTATTTTTAATCTGTTTAAGAATATTTAAAACCTCGTTTTGTGTATAGTTTCTAGGTTCGTTAGGGTAATGACCGTGCTTCTTTTTGTATAACTCTCTACCGCCGTACACGTTTTTCTGCCATTGCTCTGTTTTATTAGCAATAGAAGAGTTATCTATAGCACCAGGCGCTTCTTCAAGGTATTTTTCACTATCAGCTATATCAGCAAACCACCAAAAAGGGGGGTGATAACCAGCTAATGCAATACGGTAAGTATGATCTACGTGCTCCCAAGCATTATAAAATTGCTCATCAATATAACCCACTTTCTCAAGTATTTCTCGTGTAAAAAACGAAAACATCGCCACTGTATGAGTATATAATGCAATTTTAACGTTGTTAGGATACTCAACTATAATACGAGGATTAACCGGGCTCTTTTGATCTAATAAATGTCTGTTATGAAGATCAAATTCTATATTTTGTTTACGATTAAATGGTGAACCAGGACCGTAATTAAAATGATGTATACCTGATTCTTTATATGCTTCAATATATTTGTAAAACACGGTCTTATCTTTAATGAGCATATCATCTTCAATAATAAAAATGTAATCACAACTAGCATCATACAAATGCTTCATTGCTTTATTCTTAGATTTACCCACACCTAGATTAACTTCATTTTGTAACCAAGTACCTGGTACCTCTATTTGGTTTTCAGCTTTACCGTCATTTACAACCACTAGTTCATTCACAACATCCATAGGGAGTGTTGCGATTAATGCTTTGAGGTAATCGTTTCTATTACAGGTAATTATGCCTACACCGATTTTCATGTTAAGAATACATCCTTATACTGAGTAATTACTGACTTTGGGCTAAATTTCTCTGTAAACATGTCCCAGTTTTGACTACGTAAATGTTGTACATCCAAACCTTTCATTATATTAACTAAACCGTCATAATCGTGATAAACTATAGCTTTACTACCTAAATGATCTAGATGTGCTATATCATAACCTGGATAATCCTTACCGCTCCATGTTATAACAGGTTTATTACAAGAAGAGAACTCTCCTACCGATAATCCGAACGTTTCTCCAATCTGTCTAGCATGTAACATAATATCGCATGCATGAATAAAATTAAAAATACCTCTTTCATTACCTACCCAAGGAAAGAAAATTGCTCTTTCATGATTAATGAATTGATTTGTAGACAAAAACAAAAAGTAAACGTCTTTTCTAGTATTAAGAATAGTCTGTACAGCTTGTTTTACGAAAGGTAAGTCGAAAGACTCTTTACCACCGTGTCTACCAATAACTAATGCATCTTTAGGTATATTTAACGCTGCTCTAATATCTTTAGTAGGTTCCATACCCTGTATAATATGAGGTACGTAAGCGGTAAGATTAAATTTACGTGCTAATGCATTAGATACAGCAGCAAACACATTACCATGAGGTTGGGAACCATCAAATATATAATGAGTACCTGTTTTGCAGTTCTCTGGGTTAATATTATCATTAGCACCAGATTTCATCATTTGCATAAAATCTATTTTTTGCTCTGCTACTATCTTTTCAATCTGACGCTTAACATCTGCAGCTGGTGCTCTATTTGCGTTACCGTTGTATTGGAATACTTGGAATTCTTTTTGTATTCTAGGCAAACCTTCATTAGGATCATCATGTGTAGTAACATACACTACTTCATGCCCGAGAATATCTCGTAAAGCTAAGCCATAATCATATGGTGTTTTACCTGTACCTCTACCATCGAATTGATTTGAGTGTATTGCGATTTTCATATTACATTCTAATAGCTTTACTGTATAGTTCTGTTACGTATTGTTTAGTATTATCTTTATTTTTAATATCCATTAACTCGACGAATTCTTCTATAGACTTCTCTACACTAATGTTAAATTCTTTATTTGCAGCTTCTTCTATATTAACCTTACTTTGTTCAGTAACATCGTGCTCCATAGTAAACTCTACTGGTTTAACAGATACTAATTTACGCACGATAGCTTCTAATGTAATAGGGTCAACTACTTTATCAACGATAAACTTAACTATGTTACCTTGTATTACTGCTTTAAGAGTTTCAGGTGTGTACGCTCCGTTAGTTAATTCTGTATACTGTAAACGTCTGTATTGAGGGGAAACATTATTCTCTATAAATTTATAACTTAAATCTGCAAGATCTAATATGTATAAACCTTTAGTAGTACCAAAATCCCCCCAATCTTGCTGATAAGGTGCACCAACATATAATATTGTACCTTTTTCGTATTTACGTTCTTCTCTATGATGGAAATGACCTGTAATAGTTAAAGGTGCTCTATCGGTTAAATCAGAAGACTTTAAACCGTTGGTACAAACTTTATAAGAGTTCATTTTAAAGCTATTAATTTCAAAATGACCTACAATTAAATTACACTCAGGTACTTCGTTAATATCTTGACCCCACGGGCAGAAAGCTATTTTTTGTCCGTGAAACGTTTCGATCGTAATCTTATCAACAACAGTAATATTACTCCAACCGCGAAGAATGGATACGGAATTAACTGTAGAATTATCACGGTAGTAAGCATCGTGATTACCCACAGTAATAATGATGTTAAAATCACGCAATACATCAAAAATGTCAGTAACCACGTGAAGAGTATTAACAGCAATGTCATTACGATCATGAAATATGTCTCCTGGAATTATAATGTCTTGTATACCGTTCTTTTTAAACTGCTCAGCAGCCCATTTTGCATGATCTAATGCAATTTTATGCCATGTTGCACTGTTACGGTGCACACCATAATGAGGATCTGAAAATATACCGACTTCTGTACCTTTAATCTGCATGCTTATTATTAGGGTTTACTGGATCGTTTACACCTACTTGAGGTCCGATTTCACTATAAACTGCTTCTTGATAAGCAGCTAAAGTATCTCTCATACGTTTCTCTTTCTTAATACGTGAACGCCAGCAATTAAAAGCTATGGAATTAAAGTAAGAGAATGGGTTAAAACCTTTATCGAAATTGTATTTCTTATCTTTCAATGCATTAAACATATTAATTAAAGAGTCACCGATAGCCTCTTCTTTAAATGTATAATTGATAAAATTCGAAGCATGTGCAAGCCCGTATGCAATATTACGAATCATAACTGCTAAGTTATCACTCATTACATTTGTTTCATAATATTTGCGTAATTCGTCTGTAAATTCTTTTGGGTTTACATAATAAACCTTCTTAGCCTTAGCAGATTCACTTAACGGCTTTTTAGGTTTTGCAGAAGCAGGTACTTTAGTAATTACTAGAGTCGACGGCTCAAGTGCCTGACTCTGTAATTGCTTTTTCGGTAATTTTGATTTTTTCAAGGTCATAAAATTCTTTTCGTTTGTCGTAGTGTTTAATACCATAAATTAAATCATCAACAATATCGACTAACGTCAATATATCTTTATTTTCGTGAACGCGTAATCCACGACCGATAGATTGTAGAGTTTTAATCTTTGATTTACCGCCTGCAGCAAACACTATATAATGTATGTTTTTTATAGAAATGCCAGTAGAAAAGATCTTACTTATGGCAATACATACAACATTATTATGTTGTTCCATTATTTCTTGTACTCTGCGTCGTTCTTCAACCTCTACACTACCTTGTATAAAATAAACTTGCTTATCTGTTAAAGTAGATAACTCTTTATAAAGATTATCACCGTGTGCAATATGATCAATAAGGATAAGACAGTTGTTTTTAAAATTATGAGCTAACTGCCTTATTACTTTGTTTCTAAATTTACTATTATGTATATAGTCTAATTCTAACAAGTATCTTTGTGCAGAAGATACGGCTGTATAATCTGGTTTAAAATTATAATCTAGTTTAATTGCTAAACATTGTGCATTAGCAATATACTCTCCACCAGCTGCAGCCCGTAATTCGGTTGTCGTCTTTTTAAATATGACTGGACCAATAAAATTATTAATATTCCATGTATCAATGCTATTTTCCGGTAATGTACCAGTAAAACCGATACGTCTTAATGTAGGTACTTTATCAAGTAGTTTACAAACTTTATTACCTCTACGTAATTTATGACATTCGTCTACAACTAATAAACCTACTTTGCTAAACCAACTAATATCTGAGTTTTTACTTTGTAAAATACTCATATTAGCAATGATAACACGTGCATTAGGGTCTAGTTCAGTATTACCTGTCCATTTACTTACAATTTCCATAGGAAAATTATAAGAAGTAAAATCTTTAAACGTTTGAGATACTAAACCTAAATCTGGAACTACTATCAGTATTTTTTCAGTGAGTTCTATTTGATGTAATGCAGCATAAACTAAGTTAGCAATAATTAATGTTTTACCACCACCTGTTGCCAACTCTACTACACCATAACCACTATCTAATGTTTTACTGACTGCTGTTTCTTGATAATCTCTAAGTTTAAATTCACTGTTTAATGTTTTGTAGTTATCAGAAATTATATGTGTCTCTTGAATAATGTTTTTATATTCTTGATTAACTTTAATCTCAAACGGTATGTTCTGATTATTTAAGAATTCAATAATACCCGGCACTAAACCAACGCCGCAATAACCTGTAGGTGTAATAGCATATATACGTTGAGGTAAAAATCTCTGAAAACGATTGAAACGTGCACCTGGGTTCTTAACACTGAAGTGTTCTTTAATATTAGGAAGAAAATCTGATACGATTTTTACTTCCTTACGCTTTGGATCGTATTGAAACTCAACTACCATTATGTTGTTTCAAGTTTTTGTAAATCTATCACGTTTTTATAGTCGTACGTTAACGAACCGGTTAATTTTTCTATTTTCTCAAGATACTCTAAAATAACTTTAATTTGATCTATACAAGTATTAATTGAAACAATTTCGTCATCATTGTACATTATTTCATCTTTTGCTAATTTTGATAATGTAACAGGCGAATTAATTATTTTAGATTTAATTTTTTGTTTTTTAGTATATTCTAATTTTAGTAAAGTACTTTTATACTGTGTGGTACGAGCTACCCACTTGTGCTTAGTGGTAGGCGCTAGCATAGCTTTTTCCTTGACGGTTAGCTCGTCCATTTTTATATCAGTTTCCAGTTCCTTCTGAAAACCATTAATAATTTTATCTACGTCTAGTAAGTCCATAAATCTTACTAAGTATATAATATAATAATAATAAATCTACATGAAAAATTTTAATAAAGTGTATATTAAGCTTTTAGAGGATATGACATCCGGTGCGGTATTTGGCGGAAACCAAGCTCATGCCCCAATACCCGGTCAATCATCCGATTTTTATGCACCAGGCGATGCAAGAAACATATGGGGTAGTTCAGCTCCTAAAAAAAGAAAAAAACACTTAACTAAAAAGAAAAGACTTAAAAAACGTAAGTCTCCGTTAATCCGTAGAACATTTCCGAGTGGATTATAAGTAGATTGCATGGATCTAGGCCATTGGACTACAAATGAAGCTTTCAACAACAATATTCTGCCTTACGGTTTTATTTATCGTATTACAAACTTGGTCAGTGGTAAGGTCTATTTCGGTAAAAAGCAGATTAAAAGCGTTAAAAAACTTAAACCTCTCAAAGGAAGAAAAAACAAAAGACACTTCGACATAGAGACAGACTGGAAAACTTACACTTCATCATCTAATGATGTAAACGAAGATATAGTTAAGCTTGGTAAAGATAAATTTGCATTTGAAATATTAAGATTCTGTGAAAGCAAATTTGAATTAGCTTATTATGAAGCTAAAATACAATTTGAACATGATGTATTGCTCAAAAAAGGGTTTTATAACGGTATAATAAATTGCCGAATTGGTAGAGCGCCAGATGCGTTATTAAAAAAGCTTGCACTAGAGGAAAGTAAAGCTACAATTAACAATAATGCAAATACTAGCACTCAAGTACAACCTTTATCTGGTTAATTTCGCTGAAATTGAATCAGAAGTACAGGCTCTGTTCCGTGCTGAGTTATTAAAATACAATATATTGACTTACGATAGCTTACCCAGAAAAGACTATCTTAAGCTTATACATTATTTTACATTATCTACACTTTTTAAAGAATATGCCAAATTAGAACATAAAAAGAACACTATATTCTGGATTAACAAAGCAGAGTGTACACCGGATATATTAACTTTTATAAAAGAAATAAAAAAGTGTTTCCCAATACTACTTTATGTTACTAGCAAACCATATAAAACTATAGTAACTGATAAAAATACCGCGGAATACACAGAGATAACTACCGAGCTCAAGGAGTTTCGTTATTCGATTGATTACAGCAAGTACAGTTTTAATAAAATTAAACGTTTCTGCGCAAAATACGAGCTAGACGGATTACTAACAGCATTCAAACCTTAATTGGATTTTTTCCTTATATTATATAATATATAGTGAGCGCAGCGAACTTGTTAAAAAGGTCTGCAAGACTGAGACGAAGGAGCTATGCTCCTGAGTCCCTACTTTAACTTATAATTCATTATAAGTGGTACTCTCCTTAAACCGACGACACTTTATATTACTTTATTGCCGATAAAAATCAAGTGCAAATATACAAAAAAGTAGTAAATATTTGTACCATGGACGCTATTTTAAGCAAAGTTAAGAGCAAAAGTAAATTTTTAATGGCTTTAGAAGCCGCATTAAAAGAAGACGGTATTACACCGACTTCTCCTACCACAGGCAGCACAACCGGGGCTATTACTACTGACCCTAACTCTGCTACAAAAGCTGCTACTACTGCAGCAACTGCACAACAAGCTTCTGGTCAACAAAATGCGGCTGCCATTAAGGCTGCAAATGCTGCTTTATTAGCTGCTGTTAAAGCTCACCCAGAACTTAACGGAGATATTACTAAGCTTTCGAATCCTGATTTTCTCAAGACATTAAATACCACAACAACTCAATAATGAGAAAATTTGATACAATTGCGAACGGTATATTCCGTACTCTATTAGAGGCTCCGGTTCCTGGCGCAGCACCTGCCCCTCAAGCTGCAGCTGGAGCACCTCCTATTGATACGTTACCACAAAATGGTGGGCCTGTACCTGCACCAGCAGCAACACCTACTGCAGCAGATCGTTCTCCAACTGAAATTAAGAACTGGGAGACTCAAATTTTAGACACTGCTAAAGATGCTGTTATGGCAGTACGTAGTAATCCTAATATATTAGATGAACAGATGGTTAAAATCTTAACCACACCAGTTACTACGCAAAATAAAGACCAAGTTATGGATGTTCTTACAAGATTGTCTGGTCAATCTTGAGATAGATATCTGTTTGCAAAGGCCTGATTGCGGTCTGTCATTTCTTTACCGTTAACGTGACGTATATACTGTGCACGTACTAAATTATCGTTACCTGTAACTACACCCTGTAGAAACTTTGGAAACTTTGCTAATACCCCATTAAAAGCAAAATCTGTTAGCATTTCTTTTTTGTTATTATCTAAACGTTCCCAAGAACCAGGACCATAAGCTTTATTTGTAATAAGTTTAGCTCTTTCTGCAGCTGATAGTATATCTTTTTTGAGTAAATCTAACGCTTGGGCATCCGTTATACCATGAGAAAAATTCTCTCCAGAATGTAATTTATGCCCGTAAGCAATAGTGTCTGTACCGCCTTCTACACTCTTATGCGGATACCATTTATTATTATGATAACCTGCTTTAACACTGTTTTCAACTCCCTTTATATAATTGATAAAATCGTTTGATAGCTGGAACTGGCTATTGTGGTATTGCTGGTAAGAAATTATAGCAGGCGGCTGTGTGGGAAAATGTATTGGAGGGGGTAAATCCACAGCTTCTTTAATATTTAGACTTTTTTTATTGCCAGCCATGTTAATATTTATAATAAATGTAAATAAATGTGTGATAGTAAAATATAAAAACAAAAAATATAGTAGTGAAAACCTACCTATTTTTTTATATTTTAACTCAACTGAGGCAAAGAGAATTTTCATTAATGACCTTGCCAATTACAATATTCTCAATCAATTTGTACATTTTACCAGTATAGATTTTGCATTGCTTGGTAATACTGCAGTAAAAAGCAAAAGAGCCAAGCTTTATATAAGTTTGGATAGTATAGAAGAAAAGAAACATATACAGAGATACCTATTTAATTCGGATGATGAAAGTAATGCTGTTATATCTACCCCGCCGGATATCAGGCCACGTATACTAGAAGAATGGATACGCAGACATTTAAGTGAAGAAATAAGTTGAATTTTATTTTTACCTCTATACTATAAGGTATGGGTAAATTTACATCAACTAAAGTCATACCATTAGGTAGTGCTGCATTTAGACAGCCATTTGCAAGAAGTCACTGCAAATTTATACACGGTTATCGCTTACAAGCTAAGTTTTGGTTTTCATGTGATATATTAGACAGTAATAACTGGGTAGTAGATTTCGGTTCACTGAAAGAACTTAAAACCAAGCTAGAAGAAACGTTTGATCACAAGACTATTATTTCTTCTAAAGACCCAGAAGTAGAAACATTTAAGATGCTAGCAGACAAGCGTATTGTTGAGCTTGTTATTATGGAAGATGGGGTCGGTATTGAGAGGTTTGCTGAATTTTGCTATAATATGGCAAACGACTATGTTGATGATCTTACAGACGGTCGTTGCTGGTGCACTAAAGTAGAAGTTTGGGAGCACGAAGGAAATAGTGCAATTTATAAAGCATAATATATAATACCTTTATGTTTAATATTGATCCTAATACAACTTTATTCATTTCAGACGATTTCGTATTCTATACATTAGAAGGTGAAGGCCGCTATATTGGTTACCCTTCAGTGTTTATGAGAATGGCTATGTGTAACTTAACCTGTATTGGTTTTAAGAGTGAAGACTCTCCAAACGGTTGCGATAGTTATGTTAGCTGGTCTAAGAAGAATAAGATGACGTTCGAAGAAGTGGCACAATTGTTTGAAAAGAATGATTACCATGAACGTTTAAAAGAAGGTGCATTACTTAAATTGACAGGTGGTGAACCTTTTATTCAGCAAAAGAATTTATTATTGTTTGTTAAGTTTATTAGAGATCGCTGGGGTTTTGCTAACTATAGCAGAACACTTACCACTGATGATATTGGCAAACCTAGATTGCATATTGACTTCGAAACTAATGGTACTATTATGCCAGATAACGAATGGTCTCGTATAGGTGTGCATGTAACGTATACTACTTCTCCTAAGCTGTCTACAAACGGAGACCCTGCTGATAAACGTTATAAACCAGAAGTATTACGTTATTTGGCTATACATGATGCTTGTTTTAAGTTCGTAGCTAAACAAGAATCAGACTTAACTGAAGTGTTAGAGAACTATCTTAACAATCCTGACATTGGTTTACCTTCACAACAAGTATGGATTATGCCTATGTGTGGTA